TTTAAAAACAATTGAGTTTAGAATAAGGGGTAGTGATTACTGCCCCTTTTTTATTGTAAAGATATGGCAATGCTTCCAGAATCTGCACGTACTGCAGCTGCTTATTTAGGTGGTGGTATTGCAAGAAATATTGAAAGACAAGGTCAACGAATTGCTGGAATGGGAGGTAGCGTAACAGGAATTATTGGCGGTATTGGTCAGCAAGTTCAAAATGTTGGGCAAACAGTTGGAATGTTAGGTGCAAAAGAAGGAGTTGTTCGAACTTCTTCTTCACGAGCAGCAAAAACACTATCTCAGAATCCGTTAGCAGCTAAGGTTGGAGGATTTTTAGAATCAATGGGAGCAGGGGTTAATAATCTAGGAGCAGGAGCAGGAGAAACAGTCGGTGGAATAGGGCAAACAATGCAACAATTTGGTGCTTCTGCTGGAAAACCAGGTGCTATTAAAAAACGTGACATAGGTCTTGCAGCTGTTGGTGCTGCTATGACCGGTGCTTTTGTTGGTGGTATGGGTGCAAATTCAGGTATTAATGCGTTGATTGGTTTCCAAGCAACCAATCCCCGTGGTCGTGTCCCAGCTGAACCAGGTCGCATGGGTGGTAATACAATGCCTGCAGATTTACAAACAAGTTACATTGCGCTGAATCAACCAGGTTCTCCATTAGGAATGCAACAGATGCGTTTGTCTTATGACATGAAAACTGCGCAAGAACGTCAACGTTTACTACGTGCAGCAATGGGACCAGAAGCTGTTTACAATAATGGACCTGAGGCTGAATCCTGATGTCTAAAACAGATAAAGCAAAGCAACAATTAAAAGCTTATACAGAGCAATTGATTCCTGAGATTCGCTCCGAGATGCCAACGTTGCAACCGATGGACTACAACCCATATGAACGGATTGGTCCACTGCCCCCTAATAATTACAACTATTGGAACCGCTCTGCTGGTTACCAAGATGTTGAACCTTACTTTGATCCAGAGTGAATCAAGCTGCTAGAACGGCATTACAAGGCGGCATTGCACTAGCTGGCATGGCCGGTGCAAATGCTTTGCAACGTCAATCTGTTAAACAATATCAACAACGTGGAATGCAGGAGACTGGTTCTGCGTTTGAACAACCAGCACTAAATAAAATTGTTGAAGAATATACCAAACAAACAGGACTAGATCCAGAAATTACTGCTAATGCTTATCCATCAGGAATAAGTTATTCACGTGGTGGTAAAAACTCTATTTCTTTAAACATTGGCAAAGCAAGTAAGTTTACTCTTGGTCATGAACTAGGGCATCAAGCTATTGATGAAGGAGGTGGCCCACTTCAGTGGATTCAACGTCATACTTACGGTGGCGTCAATCCTAACGTCATGGGATTAGCAACAATTGGTGTAAGTGCTACTGTTCCATCTGCACGTCGTGCGGCATCACTTGCACTGGGGATGAACTATCTCAATAACAGTGGACGCATTATCTCCGAGATTGAAGCCAGTCGTCGTGGAACTAAACTCTTAAATGAAACTGGTTATCCTGTTTCAGCTGCGCCTGGTACTTTCCAAGCTGCAGGTTATGTAATATCTCCAGCTGTTGCTGCCCTTGGTGGTATAGCTGCAGGTAGGTTTTTACGTTCTTTTGCAGAACAAATGGGGCAAAATTAATAAACCCAATAAGTAAGTATTGCTATAATTTTATTAATGGGGCAGAAGTTCCCAGATTTACCGTGGCTCTTTGCCACAAGTCAGGGATCTTTCTGGATCTCCGGTGTCAGCTAAATCTACGCTGAATAACCAACATGTTTATTGATAACGACTTTCCCAAGCTGTTGGGCGCGGAGCTGTACCGTCCCCACCCAGCTTATATCGTGGAAATGGCTTGTGAGCCTGTAGTTGTCCACGACTTCACAAAACAGCCCGGCCAAACGGTTCAATTAGACCGGTACCGCTTCTGGGGTAACCCTGGTACCAAGAGCAACCGTGAGCGTACCCAGGATCAAACCATTGGTACTGCTAACAGCCGGTCCATTGTTAAGGATAAGGTGCTGGTGTCTCTGCGTGAGTACACTGGTCCTGCTGATCCGAACAACTCTAACCTCCCGAGCACCTTTAAAATTGCTCGTGAGACTCTGATGACCGCTCAGCGTCTGCTGCTGGACACCGGGAACCTCAACATGTTCCACCAGTCCATTGGTTCGCTGACCCTGCTGGATGACTATCGCCGCTGGCGCGACCGTGTGTTCCTGGACGAACTGTTCAAGTCCGAGTCCCGTGGTCAGTCCTCCGACACGCAAGGTGGTTACTACTACCCCAATAACAAAGCTAAGACTAGCGCTACCACGCTGACCGCTTATACCGCTACTGAGTATGCCTCTGAGCGTTATAAGTTCAACGTGAAGACTGACCTGCTTGAAGTGGTGAAAAGCCTCCGCAAGCGTAACGTCCCCGTCTTTGCTGATGGCTACTACCGCTGTATTGCTGATCCCTCCTTCATGAAGGATCTGCGTGCTGATCAGGGCTTCCGTGAAGTGGCTCGTTACCCTGGCTTTGCCGCTGGTAACCCGCTGATGAGCGGCATGAACCCCAACGCTGCCATCTATGGCGGTGGTCAGTACGGTCAAGCTCAATTTGTTGGTGGCGAACCAACGATGCCTTCCGGCTTTGTGTTTGAAGGCGTGCGTTTCTTCGAATCCACTAACTTCCCCTCCAAGACCATCACCGTTGACATCGGTGACGGCGCTGGTGCTGTTTCTCACGACACTCCTCCTGCACTGTTCTTCGGTCCTCAGGCAGTGGGCGTGGGTATCGGTGGTCCTAATGCTCAGGTTCTTATCAACAATAACGACGATTTCAGCCGCTTTATCATTCTGATTTGGCAACTGTACGCCGGTTTTGCGAACCTGAACAAGGACTTCGTGACCACTGCCTTCACCATCGTTTGAGGAAGGAGGTAATTAACAATGGCTGCTTACAAGACTAACGCTGGTACTATTCTCCAGCCCGGTAACCAAATCAACCGTCTTTCCTCCTACAACACCGAAGGTGTGTATGGCTGGCCTGGCGTCGAAGCTTTTGAGCTGATTGGCTACGTCAAGATTGATAACCTTGCCGCAGACAAAGCTAGCTACAAGAGCTTTGATATTGTTGTTCCTTCTCCTGATCGTCGTCCCGATGATCGCGTGCGTGACAACCGTACTTCCCTTGTGGTGAGTGCATCGTCTGCACGTCCCGCTTATGTCTACGGCGCCTCTATCGCTGTGGCTCAGGACCTGCCCGCTGGTGGACTGGCTGGTTTCCCTGCCTCTCCTGTTACCGCCGACATTGGTGGCACCAGCACTGAGGGTCTGCTGCTTGGTCCTAACAACGCTGGTTCTCCGTTTGGTGTTCCTGCAACTCAGGCCAATGGTCTGGCTGCTGCTAGCTCTATTGTGTCCGCTACCAGCTCCCTGTTTGCTCAGGGTCTAAGCGACACCACTGTTGCTGACCTGCCTTTCACCACTGGCGTGACCACTGCAGGCATCGTGGCGGCTGACTTTGCCAACTCGATGTTCTACAAGGTCACTTCGGACACCACCTTCAAGGTGTTCAACGTGAACGGTGTGACCTCCACCACCGTGGATGGTGACGGTGTGTTCATCAGCTCGACTGATAAAGATGCTGGCAAAGCTGGCTACATTATCTGCCGCGTGAACTACCTGCGCCCCGCTGCTGCTGTGGCTTGGGAAGATATCAATGAGTTCATTGATTTTGCTTCTCAGGTGGGTGGCACCGATAGCTGATCTGTATTGATTAGCTGAGTTGAGGTTGGTATTGTATTGGTAGTTATTGTTCTTTTTGAATGCTCTACCAATACAAACCAACTGGTCAACTCGTTGAAATGATTTCTCACCACGGTGACGGGATCATGATGTGTATTGATGCGCAGGATGAAGTCTTGTACATCGAACGCGATGATCTGGTTCCCCACATTGGTGCTACTAATGAAAAGGATCGGACGGAAGAACGCCTAACTGAGCAGCTAAAAGAAGAAGGCGTTAATCCTCCTATTCCCACCAATAAAGAAACTTTCCCACTGGATACTCGCATTAACCTTAATACTGCGAGTGCCAGACAGATTGCAGACCATTTACCTGGAGTAGGATTGAAAACAGCACGGGATATTAAGGATTTACAAACCTCGATGCCCGGCGAAAAGTTCGTCCGTTTAGATCAACTTAAAGCTATCAAGCGTGTTGATTGGGATGAAATTATCAAAGAAAATCTTATTCGAGTTGAATAATGCAACTTGATAACTTCCTCAAGTCAAAGATCCGCTGGCACCTAGGATATAACACCACGTCTATTCCAGCTGGTGATCTTGCTAGGCTTGAGGAAGCTTTGAACAATGTACCGGATTCATTCTGGTACGCGAAATTAGTCGAACAAGTCGGTCGGTGCGATGAGGCAGAAAAGCGCACTGACATGACAGGTAGTGTGAATAATAATTCAGTTCCACGTAATCGGTTAGAAAACATTGCTGGTGACGTTGATCGTACTATCACAACGACTGATTTCAAAGAAACACTTAAAACCTGGACGGAAATTTATCTGTATGAAACGGATCGTTTAGCTCTGCACTTATACGTGGCTAACTATAGGAATCCTATGCAAGCCCGTTATCGCTTCGAGCGGGAAGGTGCCGAGTTTATCCAAGCTCTACCCGGACCCGCAGATGTGGCAATCGGTACCCGCTTCTACTTCGAGTACAACTACCGGTAAGCCCATGTCGGATCTGCGCCAACGCTACGAAGAACTGCTTCAACGTCCTCAAGTACGCGCTCTGCTCAACACTATCCGTTATGCAGAGGGTACACCAGGAGAAGCTGGCTACCAAACCATGTTTGGTGGCGGTAAATTTGACACATCAAAAGGCTGGCGTCATCCTGATAAAGTAATCAGCAGTGGTGGTTACAACAGTGCTGCTGCTGGCGCTTATCAGTTTATGCCTGGGACATGGCAAGGTACAGCCAAAGCCTTAGGTTTACCTGATTTTAGTCCTAAATCCCAAGACCTTGCTGCTCTTTATTTGATTGATAAAAAGCGAGGCGCATTAGACCCCTTCCTAAAAGGAGAAAAATTTGGAACTGTTCTTAACAAGCTTGCTCCAGAGTGGGCTGCATTGCCAACATCTAGTGGAGGAAGCTACTACGGGCAACCTTCTAAAAAACTCGGTGACCTGTATCAATACTACGAGCAACAAAAACAAAAATCCGGGACAGGAAGTATTACTAGCCAGCAATCTCAACAACAGCAACAGCAGTTGCAACAGGCAGGAATGCCAAACATTAACATCATTATTACCGATGGAACTAAGACCTCTTCAACAGCAAGTAGTGATCCTTTAAGTTTCCTATTAGAATATCAAAAGAATAAGCGCTCATCTATTCCTTCTCCAATGGAGTTAGCGCAAAAAATGACAGAAATCGAGTCTGTTAATTACTTCGGGTAATCATGGCAGAGCGCACTATTCTTGAGGTTGCTAAAGTTCTTGAAAGCTATGGTTTAAGAGCAAGAGAACATCCTGGATTACCTGGAGGAGTAGGAAAGGGACATTCTCCTACTGGCTATCATCCTACAGGGGAAGCAGTTGATATCACTGATTGGCGGCCTGATGTAGCTCCTGCATTCCCTGGCGGCAAGCCAATTCCCTGGAAACAACGCACCGGAGAATTAGCTTGGCGTGCAAAACAACTTGGAATTTTTGCAGAGGCTTTAGGTCCAGGTGATAAAGGACATGACACACATGTTCATTTAGCTCTCCCTGGTAAAAAATTTGTCACAGACCAACAACTACGATGGCTTGCAACAGGTCGTTGGGAAGGACCGAAAGGACTGACTGATGTAATGCCAACATTAGATCAGCAAACTCCTCAAGTACAACCAAATCAACAACCACCAGGGAGTGATTTTCCGCAGTCAATTAACATTGTTATTCAAACTGGCAAGAAAGAAGAAGAACAAAAAACTCGTGAGCAACATTTAAAAGATTACATTGCAAAGATGACTAAATCATCTGGTTCAATTATTCCTGTTAACAGTCTTGCCAAGATGATTGCAAACCAACCCACTATGAACTACTTTGCATGAGGTTTGCAAACGTTCCTGGTTATAGCGCTGCTTATCCTGTGCAGTATGGAAACATGTACAAGGATTACAGCATGACTACAGCTGGTTTTGCCGATCCATTTCAACCCCAGAGGAAAGAACAACACAGTCCTTGTTCTTATGTGGTGGGATACAACGGAAGCACTGATCCACGCTATCAACTGAACAATCCTGCTTACATGCGTGAGGTAGATCGTTCTGCAACTGATGCAGTGCCTCCTGTTATTCTTAATAAAAGACCAATTCAAAATCAGTTCTGATGGCCTATACCAAACCAGATATGCGTGAACGCATTAAAGATCGCATCATGGCTGGCTCTAAAGGAGGCAAGCCAGGTCAATGGAGTGCGCGTAAGGCTCAGCTATTGGCTCAGGAATATAAAAAGAAAGGTGGCGGCTACAAAGGTGAAAAGACAGAAGGACAGAAATCTTTAAAGCGTTGGGGTGAACAGAAGTGGATGACAAAATCTGAGTATGAGAAGAACAAGTAATCATGCAAGAGTTTAAAGCAAAAGCATTGCTTGGTAAAACTGCTACTGCTGTAGGGCAGTCATGTCCTCGTGCTACAACTGATATTAAAGAAAATATCAAAAACCGTAATTGGACCATTGATAACTTTGCTTACGGTCCTTTAAATCCTGATGAACCTGATCCTGGGTTCTGGGAGAAGAAAGCAGAGATGTGGCACAGTGATGTTGATACTGTGATGTCTGCTCGTTGTGGTAACTGTGCAGCGTTTGATCAATCTGGAATTGTTTTAGATTGCATCATTGAAGGAATCAATGAAAACGGTGCCGCAGATCCTTATGAAGTTTTGGATCATTCCAACTTAGGTTACTGCCAGCTCTTTAAGTTCAAGTGTGCTGCAGCACGAACCTGTGATGCTTGGCTCTACGGAGGACCAATCAACGATGACTGATAAAGCAATTGAACCTGGAAAGAAAAGCACGGAGCGCTACTTACCCAAAGCAGCATGGGCACGGCTCTCTCCAGAGGAGCGGAAACAAACCGATCAAAAGAAACAGCGAGAATCCCGTAGTGGTAAACAGTTTGTAGAAAACACGTCGGCTGCTAAAAAAGCACGGCGTGCTGTTGAACTTGCTACCAAACACAAGGGACAATGATTGATCCACTGCAGGGACGTGATGTAACTCCACGAGGACGTGGCCTTGGTGCACGAGCAGGTGACTATGAACCTGGCCTGAGACCTTTACCTGGTGACGGTGCCCCAGGAACACGGCCCTTACCCGGTGACTACCGGATGGCAGGAAGCAAGATCAAAGGAATGCAGCAACTTGATCCACTGATCTTTAAGAAGCTGTTTGCTTAAACCTGCGCTACAATAGCTTTAGCAAATAACATTAATCAGAAGGAATGGCTAGTTCTTCTACCAACAAACAACCGGCAATGATTGACCGGCCGTTTCTTAACAGTACTCTTGTAACTGTTGCTTCTGGTCAGCTTTTTTCCACCAGCTTAATTCCAACTGCTGTTGGCAACGCAACCAACGTTCTTGATGTTGATAGTGCATTAACTGATACTTCTATTAGCGGTGCTTATATTGATGAGATCTGGCTGCGATTTGCAAAAGAACGTAATATCTTTTTAGATGCTACAACTCCTGGTTCTGGTACTTATTCACAATCAGGTACAACCTCAGTCGTTGTAACACTAGCCAATCACAACTTAAAAGTTGGTCAATCTGTTTATCTTGATTACACCAGCGGTACTGCAGTTGATGAAACAGTAACTGTTACTGCTATTACATCTACAACCTTTACAGTTACCAGTGCAGCATCATTAACTACTAGTGGTAACGTTAATGTTTATCAGCCCGTCGATATTTGTTTCTATGTGGTTGGTGCTTCTTCTATTACCAACACCAACCAGTTCTTCCCTATCTTTACTGTTAGCGTTCCTACTGTTGCTGCTAACCAAACTTATAGCTTAACGCTTAATGAAATTCTGCCACTAATCAATCACCCTGTTCCCCACGCTGGCGCTAATTTTGGTTCTGCAAACAATGAAGTAGCGCCTAAAACACGTGGACTTGTGATGGAACGTGGTCAAGCACTGTATGCAACTGTAAGTGGAACAACTGCATTGACTAGTGGATTTTACGTTTGTGTGCAAGGCGGTTTCTATTGATTGTGAAGGATATTGAATCCTGGTCAAAAGATCAAAACCGTTTAAATTGGTCACTTGCTGTGCAAATGGCTAATCACTGGCGGCGCATGATGGGTGTAGAACAAGTAGATTATCCTTATCCAGGAGATCCCCGTGAAGGGTTATCTTTAAATGCCTAGGCGTAAAGATAGTTTTGGTGGAAGATTTGATGGCAGCTTTAAATCTTTTGCTGACAAAATAGATAAAGAAAACAAGAAAAAATACAAATTTGATTCTGAAGTTAACCCTTTTGATTTTGAACCTAAGGATAGAAAACAAATAAGCCGCATTCGTTTTTATAACCATGATTCTATGTGGAATCGTTGGCGCCGTGGCTATGAACTTTATACGTTAACTCAAACAATGTTTGGTAGTAAAGCTACGGGAAGAGAGTTCCGTGGTGACTATCGAATCTATTGCACATTTCAGCAGTATCCTGGAATTTTTATTCCTGCACGTTTGTTTGGTTTTCCCAGTACAAAAATGGAAATTGGACAACAAATTGTTGCAATACGCGATGCTAACTCTTTTAATTTCTATAATTTTGGACTGCCCATTGAAAGTGTTCGTTATTTGCAGGCAGTAAAAACAGGAACATATACACAATCAGGAACAACTATAACTGTTAATATTGATAGTCACCATTATCTGGTCGGTGATTCAGTCTATTTAAATGTTTCTAGCGGTGCTGCATTAGATGAAACACTTATTGTTGTTAGTGCAACAACAAACTCGTTTACCTGTACAGCTACAACATCTTTATTAACATCAGGAAATATTACTGCTCAAAAAGTTACTACATTTTCTGATTCCAATTGGGTAGAACAGCGTGTTGGATTACGTTTAATTCCGCCTCCAGTAACTTTTTTTGCTGGAGAACGCCTTGTTGATCGCGTCATTGAACGAGATCCTGGAATAACTGCTACTTATACGCGAGTAGGTTCTACTGTAACAGTCACATGCAGCAGCAATCACGGCCTTGCTACTGGCAATGAAGTTTATCTTGAAGTTGCAAGCGGGGATACTGACTCTGGTTTATATACGATTACTGTAAGTAGTAGCACCGTTTTTACTATTACAACAATTGAAAGCGGTATAACTTCTGGAAATCTTACAGTAACGCGTCGGATACGTGGATATAATTACGATGACTATGTTGGCTATACCGTTACAGGAGTTGATTTATCTACAAATGAAATTAAGTTTCAACGTACAGATTCCTATGCTACTAGGATTTTTAACCCACGCACAAATCAACCTGACTCCCAAGGTATTCCCAAAACAGTAGTACCTGCTCATCGTGGCTTTCAAGTAGGACGCTATTTAACAACAGAGATTCGTTGTCAATGCAGTTGTCAAGATTATTTAAAACGTGAAACATTTAATTTTTATGAGGAAAATAGAAAACGCCGTTTTCCTAATACACCCGCAGGAGATGTTCGCCCTGGTTTCCATTTAGATCGTAATAATAATTTAATTCCTACTAGAGATGATGTTGGTGTTTATAACTCTTTTGGTTATCTTGTTGTTAATAATTTTTATCAACCTCCAACTTATGAAGATACTCCGGAATATTCAACTCCTTTGCTTGCTTACTATCAGTTACGTTGGTGCAAACATATTTATGCAGCTATGTGGTCAATTCTTCACGATGAAGGTAATGACAAATTTTCTATTTTTTCTCGATATGAACAAAGTGGACCAACACTTACGGTCTTTACGGATCAGCCGCACAACTTAGAAGTTAACAAACGTGTTCATTTAAATTTTAGTAGTGGTAATGCATTAGACGGTGACTACTTAGTTGGTCAGGTTTTAACACCAAATAGTTTTACAGTTGTTTATCCTTTCAGCCAAACAACAAGTGGATATTGTACTATTGAGAATTTAAAAATTCACGAATATGTAGGGACTTGGCTACTTGAACCTAATGATGCACCAGTTGGAAAAAGTGCTGAACTTTTTTATAAACGTCTCAATAAAGAAAATGGAGATACCCGTAAAGCTCTTGAACAGATGAAGATGACTGATTATGGGTTGCCGTGGATTGGACTTAAAACAATTGAAGGCGATCGTAATCAACCTACTGAGATTGGAAATTACGATACAAATTTGGTCACAATGGTTGCAACGGACAGTGTTAAAAGAGATGAAAATAACAAATTAAGTTTTGATGGCATTCCTGTCAACACTACAACAACATTGTTAACGGTGTTGCAGAAGATGTTTAACCTAGATACAAAGCTTATACAGGCTGCTAAATTTGGTTTATTAAGCCAACCATTAACTGATTACAGTCCTGATTTCAGATTTGGAAAAATTGATTGTGGTACTTATTTGAATGGTACGCCTTCTGATCCGTCACCAGAAGTTTTAGATTGTGGTACATACCTTAATGGTGCTCCAACTGCTGCTCCTTTTACCGTAGTAGACTGCGGTATCTATGTGAATACCTGAACATGTCAGTTCAAATTCTGCGTTTACGTTCTAGTCTTCTTTATGACAGGGTGTTCCCTAGTCGTTTAGGTGACGCAGAACTTGCAATTAATTACAACGCCACTGAACCTGGCCTGTATTTTCGTGACAATGCTGGAACACCTGATCTTATTAAGGTAGGACCCATCCATGTTGGCAGTGCTGCTCCTAATGCTGTACCTAGTGGTTACACCGGTCTTTCAAAAGGAGAAAGTTGGTTAGACACTGCTAGTACGCAAATCTTTAGAGTGTATGACGGCAGCACTTGGCAATTGCCCAAAGCTGTAGCATCTACATCAGCCAGTGGTTTTCCAAGCAGCCCGACAGATGGGCAATTACATTACGATAAATCTGCACCTGCTCTTTATATTTATAACGGAACTTCTGCTAGTTGGGTTGCTGTTTAAACCTTGTGGTTTATCATATGATCCCAGATGCGATCTAACTTCTGATGAACAGCTTGCATTTCTCTAAGGAAGTCCTGCTTGAGAACGTAGTCCCGAATAATGGTATTTTCTAAACGGTCATAATTGTTTTCAATCTTTTCAAACCTGGCGTTAATACGCTCGTTAAAGGTTGAAAGCGATTTTGTTAGGCCAGTAAATGCCGCAAGGCCTGCGGTAATGGCTGCAATGATTACCTCAGGCGTCATCTACATAAAATTCTCTGCAACTATTCTAAACGATTCAATGATTTAGAATAAACCTAAGGCTCAAAAGAAAGCTGTGGCAACCGGATACGAACCTAATATTGAAGGTGCCTTGGCAGTTCTTGTTGATTTAATGCAAGGCAATGGTTTTACGATGACTAGAGCACCATATGCACCCAACTATCGCGGTTTAGTTGATGCATTAATTGACCTGAAAGACGGTTTTCCTACGATTATCCCATTCCGCGTAGGATTTAATGCAACAACTTTCGAAGCAGTTTCTCAAGGAGAAGCGTTATATATGCGTGTCAGCGATGGCCTGGTAGGCAAAGCTATTGCTAGTGGCACTGTAGATGAAGCCTATGTTGTTGGTTTTGCTGATACCAGCAAAGGAGCAGGACAAGTTGTTAAAGTTTTAGTTACTGGTATAGAAGCAATGACCGGTTTAGATGCAGGAGATCATTACTTCTTATCTGCTGCTAGTGCTGGCGCCATCACAACGACACCTCCATCTACTGCTGGTCAATATGTTGTTCGAGTAGGAGAAGCAACATCAAATAGTGAACTATCCATTCAATTAGAACCTCCTATTCTACTGAGTTAAGATGGCAACGCGTAAACCGATAACTCTGGTCAATGGTTTATTCCAGGAGGTTAATACTCCGACAGATAAACTTAATCTAGCAGGTAATACAACAACTGATCTTCTAGAAGGTAGTAATCTTTATTACACCGATACACGTGCTCGTGGTGCAATTTCGTTATCAACAACGAGCCCAGCACCAGCAACTGGTTTAGGCAGTTTAACTTATAACTCCACAACAGGTGCATTTACTTTTACGCAAGTAACAGATTCTGTTGTTCGTGGTTTATTTAGTGCGGATACAGCAACCGGCATTACTTATAACAACACCACAGGACAGTATTCATTAGCCAGTATTCCCAACAGCTCACTAACTAATAGTGTTATCAATATTGTTGATGCTTTCGGTGTTACCACTGCTATTGCACTTGGCAATTCTCCTGGCTATGACATTGGGCCAGCAGCTACGATCATTGAGCTGGTTCGCAATGAAAGTGGCTCTCCAATTGCTCGGGGCACTCCGGTTTACATCACAGGTTAC